CTAACGGTGTTGAACTGACTGAAACAGTTACAGTCGGACCTACTGCAAACAATGATGAAAAATTCACTCATGGTTTTCATTTTGGAACTTTAACTTTAGGTTCAAGTGCAAACCTAACAGTTGAAAATGGTGCAGGACTTCAAATCGTTGCAACGGACAAATTAATTGCATATCAGTCTGATATCAATCAACCTGGTAGAATTTTACAGGTAGTAAAAGGTCCTGAAGTTGCAACTGGTAACACAACACCATTGAATAATGAATATAGAGAAATTAATACTGCATATAGAACAACTTTCAACTTAAAATCTACTAATCCTCTACTCAAAGTTACATGGGTATGTAATGGAGAGTTAGACGGAACTATGCCAAGAGCTGCTGCTAGATTTTATGCCTCTGTTGGTTTTAGTTCAGTAGTTCCATATGGAAGACCTATGTTCTTTGGTTCTCCACGAGATGCTGACATAGAACAAGCAACTGCTTCTACTGTAACCAATATGTTTCCTGTAACTGCTGTTGGTGGTTCGGAATGCACAGTAACAATATACTGGACTTGTATTGGCGAAACAACTTCCAACATAAACTTTGGTCAAACATGGTCTCAGTTTGGTAATGTGCCTATGGCATCATTCCTCATTGTAGAGGAAATTGCAACCTAAATAGTCTCAGTGACTAAATAAATACATACAACAAGGATTAAACTAGAATGGGAACCCTCAATTGTACAAATGTTAATGCGACACAGGTAAGTGTCGGAACTGGCGGTATTGCGTTCCAAGATGGTTCCAGTATGACTTCTGCTCAGACAGGAACTTTGAATGATCTGAACAACGTATCTGCTGGTTCTCCCTCAACTGGACAATTCCTTCAATGGAATGGTTCAAACTGGGTCAATGCGACAGTTCAGCAAGGTATTGAGTCTGGAACTAGATCTCAAAGACCTTCAAGTAATCAGTTAACAACTTTCCGTTGGAATACTGAAACTCAAGTTCATGAAGCATACCTAGATCATGGAGGAGAGGGTAGTAATGCAGGTTGGCACGCTGTTGGTGGTCGTCAATTAATTGCACACGCACAAAGAAAAGATGCTTGGAGTAGTTTTAACTTATTCTGGGGTCAATCAGTAAGTAGAACTTCTGGTAGATATGCTGGTTATGAGATTTTCATCAGTTTATTTGAACCCAATGGTGATAACGGTGAATATTATTTACGATTCATTCGTGGTAATGGTAGTGTAGATAATGGTGGAAGATACTTCCACACTGTTAGATCACACCATATTAATGATGGTTTCCCAAGAAACAACGAGAACGGACAAGACCTTATTAGATTGGTAAACTCTGATAACTCATATGATATGGGTTCAAACGGAGAATCATCAATGGTCTATCGTATGTTCGTAGGTAATACACCTAACAGTAGTACATGTAACTACTGGGCATATTGTATTGAAGGTGGTGGTTTCTCACGTCAAGGTGGACAAAGAATCCATATTGGTGGTAACTGGAGATCAGACCATGCAGAGTCAAACTCATACCCAATTAACGGAATTCAAATGCTTTGTAGTAGAAACATGAGGTCTGTTGGTCAAGGTGTGAACTGTATTATTAGTGTATTCGGTACAGCAGGTTTCGAGGGTGCTGAACTCTTTGATTCTTATATGCAACCATAACGAGGTATTAATCAATGTCTATTAAAGTAGTTGACGGAAACGTAGTAGGTCTGAGAGAAATCTCAGATGAAGAAAAACTCGCATGGTGGCGAGAAAATATTGGAGGTCCCGAATCATACGAACACGTTTCTGCTGATGGTATGGGAAATACTCTTGAAAAAAGGTGTTGGACTGACGAAGAGTGGGCAACATTTGTATTAAAACATGGACACCACCCAGATCAATATACTTATGATCTATCTTATATTGCTAATAGAAGAGCAGAATATCCTGATGAAACAGACCAAATGGCTGTCATATGGGGTATCATAGATAAAATTGCAGAAAGCGGTGTAGATATTGGACAAGAAGGAAAAGATATGCTACAATCATTCAAGGATATCAAAGCTAAATATCCAAAACCAGAGGTAAAAGATTCTACTGCGTAATTTGAATGGATTTATTTCCGACCTACATTCATAGATTTGAAATCTATGATAATGATTTAGTGACCCAAATCATACAACACATCAAAGAACAACAAGAAGTTTCTGAAGCACAGAAACTTGAAGGCTCATGTAACAACGTATCAGGACAATATTCTGTACGTGGACATGGGTCTTTTCATTCTAAGGACGATCTTGCTCAACTAGATACAGAGTGGTCAAAAAAACTCAGAGCATTACTTTATCAAGTTAGTTGCGATTATTGGTATCATTTTACCAACGCAACATTTTCTCCAGTTCCCCCAGAGGATCAATGTTCTATACAATGTTGGGGAGTTATTCTCAACAAAGGTGGAATATCACAGGTTCATTCACACCCCTGTTGTAAGATGGCAGGTGTCATGTGGTTAGATGTTCCTGAGAGAATAGGTAAGAAAAATGACAATGGACAGTTTCATGATGAAGGAACATTTTGCGTAAGAGACCCAAGACCTGCTGCACACATGGATATTGCCATTGGTGGAGAAGTGTGTAGGTTTGTACCAGCAGCAATGAAAGGCATGGTTTTTCCTAACTGGTTAGATCATTATGTTAATCCTCATTATGGGGAAGAAGATAGAATTTCTATCGCATGGAACACCGAGTGGAACCTCGACAACAACTTAGGAACTATTAAATCAAACAACTAATTTACTATGGACTTATTTCATACTCATGTGCATGAGATTCAATTACAAGAAGCAGATTCACTTTGGGATAGTATTATCACTCATGTGAAAGAAGAGAGGGAGAAAACACCTCATACAAAACGTAATAGGTATTCACTTACAGGAGAAAAATCATATCATTCAGAGGATAATTTAGTTCAGTTAGATACAGAGTGGTCGAAACAACTTAAATTGTTATGCTATAAAGCAACTGAAGACTTCGCAAAGATGGAAAAGAAACCTTTACTTAGTATAGATCAAGTATTCATTAATTGTTGGTGTATGATTATGGGTAGAGGTGCTTATTCTATTCAACACTCACATCCTGGTGCCATTTATAGCGGTGTATTTTGGTTGCAAGTGCCTACTGAAATGCCAAAAGATCAAGGACAGTTCGTAGTTGTTGACCCAAGACAAGGAGCAAGGTTATCAATGTATAATCCAGAGGGATTTGATGTTGCACCAACGAGGTCTCATGGTCTTGTATTTGAGTCATGGTTAGAGCATCTCGTACAACCTCACTTCATAGACGGAGAAAGGATTTCTATCTCATGGAATGTCGCTTTCTAAACTGTCATATCGGATACTAGACAACCCGATCAATCTATGCTATATTATATGGGTAGTTTAGGCACAAAAAACAATGCCACAGTTTACCCTCACTTGCACAGATGAGGACAATACCATTTCGAGCAAGGAATTTGAAGCAACAATTTTGAATGAAGTTGTTGAAAAAACTCAAGACTTCCTACATGGTGTAGGATATTGTTTCGAGGAACTTCATGTAGTTGAAACGATTGATACAGATGATGATAACTCATCAATCCTAACTTTCAATCGTTGATATATAAAAACAAGTAGTTTATTTAAACGCTAAATCAGACATGGGCAAGACATTTCGTAGAGGTGGGTCTGAAAGGGGTAACTACTCTTTCGGCAAATCAATTCGTGACAAAAGGCAACGTGGTCAAAATCGTTCAACAACTCAAGGAAACTATTATGAATCCAAAAGGAAAGAAAGACCTAAAAAGTCAATCGAGTACGATGAAGATGGTTGGCAATGATTGGGAAGATGATGATGACCTCTATGAGGACATAGAGTTTGATGATAGTTCAGAGATAGACTACGGATTAGAATACACTCAATCCAATTAAACGTCAATGAAAGATCAAGCATCAGTAGATAAGAATGAATCATCTGCTGTAAAATATCAAAGAGCATTAGACCTCTTTACAGAGTCAGTTATGAAACCTGACCACGATTTGCGTGGGTGTGCTTATAATCAGGATTGTTTCAATGAATTGATGGAGATAAGACAACACGTCTTAGATTATCTTTCTACATTGAAATCAACACAAAACTTTCAAAATCCTGACGAGTCCGATATAATTGAGAGTGAGAAGTTACAACAAACAGCACCCCTCTCAAAATGGCGATAATGAGCATCATCAAATCATCTTTACTTGACAAAGAACAAAAGTATCTCTTAAAAGATGCTATCCTTTTGTATGTTACAAACTTACAAAAAAGATATTTCAGAGATAACATACTAGAAGAATCTACTTATCTTGAAAAAATGAAAGAAGTAGAGGAACTTGTGAAAACACTACATCTAAATGATCTATACAAATTGACATGACAGTAAAAGTTGTTCGTTTTATTAGTGGCGAGAATGTTGTTTGTGATCTGTTAAATGAAACAGATGACAATGTGACTATCAAAGAAGCGATTGTTGCTATACCTGCTAATCAGGAGGGAACTCAATTAGCATTCGCACCATTTGCACCATTACAAGACCCTGATGAACCAGAACTTGTAATCGATAAAAAATTTGTGATGTATATCGCAAAATGCACCCCGAACCTAGAAGAACAATATAATAAAATGTTCAATAGAGTTCATGTTCCTGAGAAAAAACTCATACTGTGACAATTTAGAAACTGGTTGAACTGGCATTGCCATTCAACCTTTTTGATGTACAATGAATGTATTATGAAACTCAGACCAATGGAAATCAACAAAGATATTGAACTCGTTGCAGACGCATTGCAAGAGCAGTTACCTTTTATTGTAGAGGAGTGGAATACTGTATCACTTCCATTAATGGAAAAACTATACAGAAAATCATTCAAAGATATTTTTAAGAACAGACAGACACAGGAGAAAACAAAAGCAATTAGTCCTATCATTGATGAGATCATTGCAGAGAAGATACAAGAGAAGGTTCAATCATTTACAATTACAGAGGGAAAAGGTTTTGACTATACTCTTAATGATACAGAGATAGAGTGGAAGAATAGTCTATCAGATAGTAACTCATGGACAGGTAATGGTTACAGAAAAACTAACTGGCATTTCTTATGTAAGTTTATCCCTAACGAAGATGGTAAAATTGAAAAATATTTCGCTTGTGTAGTCCCTTATGATATGTTAGACTCTAATTGGAGTGAAACTGGTAATAGTAATTTCAGTTCTCTAACACTACAGAATATTGATATGCACAAAATTATTCAAATCGCTGGTCATTTCAAATCAGCAAAAAAATATCTAAAACCTAATTACGTCACAGTATGATCTCATTTCTATTATTCAATGCAAGTTTTTTAAACTTCATGTTCTATGTTTTTGCTATTGGATTTGTAATATCTCTAATACTAGAACAATTTGTCAGGACAACTGACAACCAACGAAACATTTATATTGTAGAAAGCAATAGAAAGTATTGTTGGAGACAAGCATGGATTACTAATCTATGTTGGTTCTTATGTAATATTGGATTGTATATTGTTTCAAGAAATATGCAAACAACACAGGTGGATACATTTTGGAACGGAATATAATTCACTTAAAAGATTGTATAGAAGGAATGAAAGAACTTGATGATGGTTCAATAGATGCCATTGTCACTTCTCCACCATACAACCTTAATATTAAATATGGTCTATATGCTGACAATAAACCTAAACATGATTATCTTGATTGGTTAAAGACAGTATTTAAAGAAGGAAAACGTGTCTTAAAAGATGAAGGACATCTATTTGTCAATATGGGTTATTCAAATGTTGACCCCTATGTTGGCATGGAAGTTGCAATGACATTAAGAGACGATTGGATATTACAAAATAATATTAATTGGGTTAAATCTATTCATGTCAATGACAAGACAAGTGGACATTTTAAACCAATTAATAGTAAAAGGTTCTTATGCCCTACATGGGAGAATCTATTTCACTTTACTAAAGATGGTAGCGTCAATATTGATAGACTATCTATTGGTGTCAAGTATGAGTACTATGAAGCAAATTTAAGGCATAGTAAATCACTTGATAAACCAAAACCTAATCTAAGAGACAAAGGTAACGCATGGTTCATACCATACGAAACTATTAATAGCAAGGAACTTAGAGGAAAACATCCTGCTGTATTTCCAACCAAGTTAGTTGAAGATTGTTTAAAACTTACTGGTATCAAAAATGGAATAGTTCTTGACCCATTTATGGGAACTGGAAGCACAGGAGTTGCATCACAAAATTTATCATGGTCATATATTGGATATGATATTGATGAAGATTATGTTAAGTTTGCGACACAAAGACTTAATAAAGGTTTGACAAACTTTTTAAGTTGATATATAATAACGTGATATGAACGACAAACCAGTTGTTTACATATTACATTTACCTACTAATATAGAGGATTACAATTAAATGAACCAATTAAATGTTGGGGAGTGGTATGCACTTCCTGGTGTTGATGATGTCTTGATAGGACTCATAACCCGAAAAGAATTTTTAGATTATCCAGAGTGGATAACACAGCGAAACACACGCAACAGAATTAAAAAGAAAGGTGTAATAGATCATCTTAGAAAACTATTTCCAACTCATCATGTAGTTGCACTTGGAGAACTATTAGAACCAGATATTTGGGAAGATGGAGAAGAATACGATACAGGAGATACATGGAGACTAGACGCTAATTCAAGGGGATTGGTGTGGGAAGAAGGACTCTCAGATAGAGTACCAGAAAATGTCTTGGCAGTTAAGTATCGTGGTAAAACTCTTAAAGATTTAAGAAGTATATACTGGGCATTTGATAACCCTACAGCAGCAGAAATTGCAGCAGAGGTTGTTACTGGTTGTATGAAATCTTTAAAATTTACAGCAAAAACTAAAAAGTTTCAAGAAGGACAATTTGTTACCGCATTGTCTTATACTTGTATGTTTGATAATCCAGAGGAGTATGGAAGTAGAGGACTATGGACAGAAACTAATGATGATACTATCACACAAAGTGAATACAAGAGAATGAAAACCTTGCAAGCGGTATATGAATACTTGCCAACTATCAAAGCAGTTGATGATCTGTTATCAATTACAGGAGTCAATAAATGCTACGATCAAACATTTCTAACTTCTTTATTCTTATATCATATAAAATCTGAAGCAGACTTCTCAAAAAATGTTATCAAGTTATGTAAATTACTTGCAGAAACTAAAAATGATGATGGAGAAGCAGAGGGAGTTGTTGTAAAAACAAAAGGAAAACTTACACCTGCTGGTTGGATTGTAAGAGAGAATGCAAAATTCTATGAAAAAACTAGAGACATTCAAATCCCTAATAGGGGTAAGATAGATGGATTCTATGAAGGAGTGCCATTCTTTTGTTACTGGATTTCCATTGCAGATAAGTATGGTAACAAAGATCATAAACAAAATGTAGGTGCAAAGCAAGGATACAAAAGATGGTTTAATGATACATTCTTAAAAAGAGCAGATGTGTCAGCACTTGAAAAAGCATTTAACATGACCCCCTTGACACCATAATGATTACACCCTATAATCCTATTGAACCGAGAGGAGGAATGACCAACAAAGGCATCACACTAAGATCTATGATTAAACAGATCAACAAAGCACTCAAGAAACCAGAACTGTACACTGATGATGAACTACATCATTTAAAGAAAAAAAGGAGAGAGTTTTTAGATGTTGAACGAAGATCGAACCTCGAACAAAGAGGAGGATTTGGAGTATAATGAAGATTTCGACCTTAACTACGAAAGAGTTGACCGAATTAAATCGCCAGAAGACGATTGGGTCTCTCATATTCTTGGGAACGAAATTGATGTTATTGATACTCTTATAGACAATTAGCATAGTGTCACAACCCCTTGCACAAGGGGTTTTTTTATTGTATAATGAATCTATTGATTAAATTATGATGATTACATTACGTCCACACCAGTTGAAAGGTCAAGAAGCAATGGACAAGAATGACATAGGTCAAGTCATTGTGCCTACTGGTGGTGGTAAAACATATATTATGATACATGATGCTATCAAAGAATTTTATTATAGTTCAGATGCACAGACTATTGTAGTTGTTGCACCTCGTATCTTACTTGCTAATCAGTTATGTGCAGAGTTTACAGAGTTCATAACCAATGTTGAAGTTGCTCATGTTCATAGTGGAGAGACTCATTACTTCTCAACTACAAAGGCAAGCAAAATATCTGTATGGTCAGCAAAGAATTGTGCCTTTAATCAGTTAATTTTCACTACATATCATTCACTTCACAAAGTTATTGATAGTGGTATTCATGTAGATACAATATACTTTGATGAAGCACACAATGGAACACAAAAGAACTTTTTTGAAGCGGTGAAAGGTATCACCGCAGATAGAAAGTATTATTTCACAGCAACACCTAAAATGAGTAAAAGTGGTGCGGAAAATGGTATGGGAAACAGCAAAGTATGGGGTCAAGTTATATGCAATGTACCTGCCAAAACCCTTATTGATACTGGTGCTATCCTACCACCTAAAGTAGTTCCGTTTCCTACAAACAGAGTGCGGAACAAAGATAATGCACATGATGTAGATGCTGATAATCTACAGGACATGATCGATAGTCTTGATGATGGTAACCATAAGATACTTGTATCAGCACCTAGTAGTAAAATACTTGGCAAGATGTTAGGTCAGACCCCTATTCTTGACTATTTCAAGACTAATGGATATGACGTTATGCACATCACATCAAAGTTTGGTGCTATTATCAATGGTGTAAAAGTTGGTAGAGAAAAGTTTTTTGATACTCTACAAACATGGGGAGCAGATAATGACAAGAAATTTGTTATCTTTCATTATTCTATCCTTAGTGAAGGTATCAATGTAACAGGACTAACTCATACTATACTATTGAGAAACCTACCCATTATTGAAATGGCACAAACGATTGGTAGGGTTATCAGAGTCCATTCTGATGATCGCAAAGCGGTCGCTGATGGTCTTATCCCCTCAGGTGCATTTCACTTATATAAAAAGGCATTTGGAGTTGTTACAATGCCAATAGGTTATCGTATGGGTAACGTAACTCAGGCAAGACTTGAGCAAGTTGTTAACAACATTTTTATTGAAGGAATACCACCCCTCGCTTATTGCATCTAATGAAAGACACTATTTTATTTGGAGATTGTAGAAACACAATTCCAACCATAACAGAACCAATACAAATGTGTGTAACAAGTCCACCATACTACGGATTAAGGGATTATGGTGGCGAGGAGAACCAGATAGGACAAGAAGGAAGTCCAGAGGAATTTATTGACCAACTGGTAGAAGTCTTTAAGAAAGTTAGAGACGTTATGGTAGATGATGGAACTCTATGGGTTAACATGGGAGATACCTATTACAACTATAGGAGTGATGGTAATTACCCTAAACAAACAGTAAGTAAAACTAATCAAGATTTACCTAGTTTTTCACCTGCAAGAGGTAACAAACTTAAAGGATTAAAAAGTAAGGATTTGATTGGTGTACCTTGGTTGTTAGCGTTTGCGTTACGCAAAGATGGTTGGTATCTTAGGCAAGATATTATTTGGCATAAACCTAATCCAATGCCAGAAAGTGTAAAAGATAGATGCACTAAGTCACATGAATATATTTTCTTACTCAGTAAAAGTAAGAACTATTATTATGATAATGAAGCGATCAAAGAACCTGCTAAAGATTGGGGAACTAGAGATCGGACTAATGGTAAGTATCATAATAAAGGAACTGGTTTACAACCTCATACTGGACTCAGTAAGAGTTATCCTACAAAGAATAAGAGATCAGTATGGACAGTAACCAGTAAACCATATAAGGAAGCACATTTTGCTACATACCCACCTGATTTAATTGAACCTTGTATCAAAGCAGGTAGTAGAAAAGGAGATATAATTCTTGACCCATTCATGGGGTCAGGAACTACAGCAATGGTATCTAAACAATTAGATAGGCATTTTATAGGTTGTGAGTTACATGACTCATATAAAACTCTTATAGATTCAAGACTACCTAACACAGCATTGAGTGACCTATTCTAATATGCCAGTTGATGTACTGTCACACATATAGTTGCATAGGTGTAGCATATGGTTTATATTAAGAATGTCGAAACAAACCAACGTAAAACTTTCAAGGTAACGGATACCCAGAGGAATACGTTTTTAAGTCGAACTTAAGTAGTTGAGTTTTGTTTCGACCCACTTAATTATTTTCAATGTCTTACGATTCAGAACACTACTATGCAGTTCAATCATTTCTTGAAGATGATGAACTACACAAAATTTGGAACATTATCGAAATTGCAATGAACAGAGAAGGTTATGACGTAGAAAACGCAGAACTTTCAATGAGACTATACGATAGTGAACTAACAGAAAACATTGAATACGACATGGAGAATTGATTATGATGTCATTAACACTTCTCGTTTTAATCGTATTTACTATCCAATTAGCAAGTGATGTATGGTCATGAAAACATTTATTATTGAAGAAAAATTCGTAGGTTACGCTGAAGTAACTATTGAAGCAGAAACTCACGAGGAAGCAATGGCACTCTATAATCGTGGACACTACTATGATGGAGACTACAATGTAGATGACATGACTTATGACCACGAATTTTATGGTATCAGACTAGAAGATGGTAGGCAACTTTTAGCAGAAGAGTATTACAATTTAAAAAGTGACACACTACCACTTGAATAGGTTACTCTACACACTATAATAAAATTATTAAAACAAACATCATGGATTTACAATTCGAGAGACAAACATCAATCGATAATATGATTGATTCACTCTACGGAGCAATGACCAACAATGGACTCAATAAAAGAATCCCCGAAGCAGCTGCCTGTTACGAGGAGTGGGTTGTTGATGGAGTTGACCCTCAGGAAGTAGAAAAGTATGAATTTACTTTTTTAAAGAACTTTACATTACCTGATTACGAGGAGTATATTTCATGAAACCCAAGAATTATCAAGTAACAGAAATTGAACTCTACTTATGTGAAGTTGGAGACGGAGACCCCGATTTACAATTTACACCTCAAGAGGAGTATATCATGCACCAAAGGTGTCTAGGTAGATGGACAGCATATGATGAAGATGACCTAAGAAATCGAATATTTGATTTTATT